TGACTGCCAATATCCAATGGAATTAGAGCCTGACGAACTCACCGATGTCGCAAAGTCTACACCAGCATCTCCACATATACCCAAACAATACCCAGTTCCTAACCCCTCCCAATACCACTTACCTGCTGTAATTGATTGAGTAGCTGTTATATTGCCGTATGAAGATGCTGTTAATTCTAAGTTGCCCTCTGCTAGAGTTTTTGTCTTAGGATGCAGAGCATTCAAAGTAGCAAAGTTGTTCGTAGGACTATCCAACATCTGATCTGTTGCAGCTAGGTTCGTAGGTGTCCAATCGTTAGCATTGCCTGATACATCGTTACCTAAGTCGCCACTGTTCTTGAAGTCCAAGTAGAAGCCATTAGTACCGTAAGCACCTGTGTAGGCTAGAGGCTTCCACTCGCCGTAGTCACCGAGCTCACCGAATGAGTCTGGTGTTAGTGCTAGGCCGTCAATGAAGTTTACTTCGGATAGGTAGCCGTCAAAAGCAAGAGTTGAACCATTATACTTACCATAATTCTGAGCTACAGTATTATTAACAGCAAGGTCTGCGTTTTGGGGAACTATGCCCCCAGAGAATGCTTGCTGCACACCGTTAACATACAGTCGCATCCTGTCTGACGCAGTAGCTTGAGTCGTATCTACTGAAAGAACTATATGATACCAAGCTGACGGGTCACGATAAACGGCAGTGGTGGTCTGAATGCTGATTGAGGATACATCGACTCTCAAAATATCAGCAGAGTTAAACATTAGTATTAATAAGTCACCAATAAGTGTTCCATTAGGATTTCCAGCTAGAAAAAGCACCTGAGTAGAGCTTAGGTTTCCACGCTTAACCCAAGTACTCCAAGTCCAAGTCTTACGGTTGCCCGCGACACTAGGAGTACGTGACAAGTAAGCATTATCGTTATCATTGAACCTGAGTGAGTTATCTATCTCGTAGCCACCCGAAGCACCACTAGCGCCGATGATGGTATTCTCGTTAAGGACGCTCATTACTTCACGTCCAATGACACTACCGCATGTATCTGAGTTGCACTAGCGACCACGTAGTCTATTCGATCTACTGAGGCTGCTGCTGTGGATAGTACAGGGGCAGTGCCAGCAACAAACTTGAAGTAACCACCATAGGCCAGAGTACGTGAGCCTGTGCCGTCTTGAGTAATGAAGATGCTACCAGCTTGACCAGCAACCACGTTAGTAGGGTTAGCTAGTGTACGGTTGCCTGCTAGAGTCACTGAGAAATTGTTGCTTAATGATAAGTCTGTAGCGATAGAAGCTGCATCCGTTAATGCTGTAATGGCTCCAGCCACTCCATGCTCTATTGTGTCTCCAGAAGCTAGCTCACCTAGTGATGTAACGTCTGAGTTTGTGTATATTGATTTGACTAATTTAGCCATGATTATGATACTCCGATGTTATCTTGTGTGCCGTCCGCTTTATAGAAAGGGAACCCTGCATTAGTTAAAGCAATAGTGTCTGAGGTTCCATTAGCTTTGTAGAAAGGAAATAATGTGGCAGCAGCACCACCTGCTAATGGCCCCCACTCAGTGCCGTTGTAGCCTTCAAAGGTTGTGTCAGTAGAATTGAATCTAAATAAGCCTGTGGCTGCTGTAGGACGTTGGGCAGTTGTGCCTGTAGGCATCGAAGCTGCACCAGTAGATGAGTCTTTAGATACGCCACCTAAGTTTTCTAGTGTAGCTGCTGCATCATTAAAGTCACTACCGTTGTTACCCTTAAGTAAAGCGCCAGACAAACCACTAGAGCTACCACCTTGAATACCTATTGTATACTCAACAAAGGATGTTAGCGTTGTACCGCCTGTGTTTGTAGCTGTTGACTCAATTAACCACCAACCAAAGAATGTGGCATCTTTTAAAAGTGGGTTAAGCACATAATCTTCTTGAAGCACACCTGCTTTTGCAAGAGCCATGTTAGCGTAGTTGCCTTGCCCATACTGCATAGCAAAAGCACCGTCACTGTAACGAAACAGCCTGTGTCCAACTACCGTAGTAGAGCCTAAAGCTGTGGTAGTACCAGCGTTATCCCAATACTTAACAAGATCAGTGCCAACGGAAACAATTGCTGTTCTTGAAAGTAATGTGTAACTGGTATTTGCTACGGCATTAAAATTCTTAATATTAGCGTTATGAATATCCCCCGTGCCACCAAACTCCATTAAGCTACCAGCAGCAACATCAAAGCCTAAGTCGCCGGCTCTGCCAGTAACAGTCTGGTCTTTCTTGAAAGGTACTCCTTGAGCAAGAAGGTATGTGTAAATGTCTCGTATACTATTTGAGTAATGACCTATTGGGTTACTTAAATATTCAAAGCCAAGGATAGTCCCAGCAACGGTATCTACCCCTATACGCATAGTAAACATCTTTTGACACCAATCTAATCTAGTTGGTATAGTTGTTTGTTGCTGTAATGCGCCTGTCTTATCTATATAGACATAGGTAGAGGTGGCTGCTAAGTTAGCAACGGTTACACCTGTAGCCCCTGTATAATTAATATTAAAATATCCTTCTATACTGCTTATCTCACCGGACACTGCTGGCTGTGCAAAGGTAGTCCCACCAATTGCTACAGTAGATACATAAGTAGTTGATACACCTGTTGCCCTAGATTTAAATAGAGAGTGATCAACACCTTCTAAATAAGTCTGAAGGTTGGTAGTGTCATTAACAATTAGATCAGTATCATCAATCGTCATGTTAGTTACAGCAAAGGTTGGTGATGAGCCAATAGATGCAGCAGATGCCGCAGCTTCATCCGCAGAAGTAGATGCTTCAGCAGCCTTAGTTGTTGCTGTAGTGGCACTTGAGGATATACTTGATGCGCTTGTTGCTGATGCTGTAGCAGATGTGGCTGCATTAGTTGCTGATGTAGCTGCTTCAGATGCCTTAGTAGTAGCTGTAGTAGCACTTGTGCTTGCTTCAGATGCTTTAGTTGTTGCTGTGGTCGCTGAAGATGCAGCCGCTGTAGCTGAGTTAGCTGAGTTGGTAGCGGAAGTAGCTGCTACTGTAGAGCTATTAGTTGAGTTAGTAGCTTGTGTGCTGGCTGTGGATGCGGATGTAGCAGCATTGGTAGCGGACGTACTTGCTTCAGATGCTTTAGTTGTTGCTACGGTTGCCTGAGCTACTGAGGTGTCTTTACTTGTGTCGGATACTGTTGCGCTGTTGGCTGCTGCTGTAGCTGAGTTTGCTGCATTGGTAGCGGATGTGTTTACACCTGCTTCAGAAGAGGAAGCTGCTGATGCGCTTGCCGCTGCTTCGGCTGCCTTTGTGGTGGCAATAATTGATTGTTCTGTTACTGCATTTAAGTATGAATCTTGAGTTGAACTTCCTGAGCCGCCTGAGCCGCGATAAATAGCCATAAAGCCACCCCTTCTTTAGTCGTCTTAAGTTAGTAAAGTTAAGTTAAAAAAATAGGAGCCTCTAGTAAGTTATGTATACTAGAGGCTCCTATGTGTTTAGCTAAGGTTAGCCGTTAACTGCCATGATGAATCCAGTCTCTGGACGCAACACCTGAGTACCGTACAAACGGTCAGCAGTGTACAAGGTTCCTAAGAATTCTTGCTTATACTGAGTCTGTGAGCGAATACCCTGTTGCTCTGCAAGTACCATTGTGTCTTTATGACCCAATAGAGCACCACGAATGATACCGCCAGCAGTTGCAGCGTTTTCAGCGGCAGTCTCAAGAGTAGGACAGTTACTAGACACATAAATGTCTACACCGTACAACTCACCGATCTTACCATTCATAACACCTTGACCATTAACGAAGTCAGAGCTCACGTAGCGATCAATACCCATGATAGCATTACGCATAGCAGGTGGGATAACTAAGAAGCGTCCATCCATAGGGGTGTCAGCATCGTCCATCTTCTGAACCATGTTGCGTAGGAAGGCATCAGTAAAGACGTCAGCAGGTACAACGGTGTTGTCTGCATAAGCAGTAGTAACACCGGCAGCTGTCTGATAGAAGGCAGCAGAAGTAGGCCAAACTGAACCATCTCCGTCACCAAAAGATTTACCTAGGGCAAACATGTCGTCATCTACTTGCTTGCCTAGGGCATAGCCTGCGTCGCCAGTGTAGAACTGACGTAAGCTAGCTAAAGCTTGTACGTTAGTGATGTCTTCGATCATACGTGAGTATTCAAAATGCTTGTTGATAGTCACTAGAACTTCGGACTCTGTAGCATTCTGGATAGTAACTGCTGTGTTCTCTGCCTTAGCAGTAGCAACGCCACGGGTAGGAGAAGGAATGTGAATGGTATCACCTTTCTTACCTGACATGCTAATCTTTTTGGTTAGTGGTGCTAATACTAAGTTCTTTTCGTAAGCTGCGATAACTTCGTCAGACCAAATCTCTGGAATGAATGTTGCAGCTGAAGTGTTGTCAACCATGCCGCCTGTAGCGGGATATACTGAAGTAGCCATTTGTAATTTCTCTATTTAAAGTAAGGTTATTTAACCCGTTTCTCTCGATATGCTTGTGCAATATCATCAGATAACGCTAGGTAGCGCTCAGGGTCTGTTTTCATAAGTTTAATAATATCAGCGCGTCTATAGATCTTCTTGGAAGTGCTTGAGTCGGGGTTGCCACGTGTGTTACCCATAGACCCCTCTTTGACAGCCTTCTGCCTCCCCTCTTTCTCAGCCTGAAGTGTTTGATTAATAGCGCCACTACGATCCTTCCATAATCCGAAGATCTCGTTAGCTGCCTCTACATCGTAATGCTGATCTGCTTGAACAAACATTCGTGTCCTAATCTGTGATGCTTGAATCCACTCAGCAAACTTAGGATCTTTAATGATCTCAGGTATTTCTGGATGGTTCTCTTTAAGGAGGTTCATTGAGGTTTGCTGTTTATAAGCTCTCGTTGATTCTTCTGCTGCACGTACAGACGGATGATTGTCTATTGTTCGCTTCATAGCCTTTTCAGGATCAGAATAGAAATCTAATTCTTCATCTGGTGCGACTTCAGCTGTGGGCTTCTGGTCGCTGAGTTGTGTGTTGATGTAGCTATCGACTACGCTGCGTAAGTCACCTACTTCTGTAGACTGCCTGCCTAGGAGCTTCTCAGCTTCTTGGTGCATACGTACTACTTCTTCTAGGGTCTTACCATTGTACTTGTCTGGCACTTCAGCTTCTTTAGACTCTGGGGTTGCCTCTTGTGAAGGTTCCTGAGTTGCTTCTGTATCCTGTGACATATCATCTAAACTATCAAAACGCTCATTGTCTAATTCCTCTTCGAGGATTACTGCTGCCATATTAAACTCCGTACCTTAGTATTATGGAGAGATTGTAAATGAAAGCTTCCCTATAGTTAGGAGTTGGCCTTCTCTGCTTGTGCCCTGCCTTTCTCATGCTTGTTAGCCCATTTGATGGATGCTCCAGCGAAGTCGCCAGAGAAGGGTTCTAAATAAGAGGAAGGAGAGCAAAGTTGTCTGGTCGCTAAGGCGTCACAAGATTTACACAGTTGTGTGTCTGGTGAGCCTTTAACCATGTGTTCATTGATGTGCCCTAAGACACACTTGTAGTCGTAGATCTTAAACATCAGCGTAGGTATCCATAATAGGATCATCGACACGTTGAGATTCTTCTTGACCTAGCCTGTTAGTTTCTTCTAAGTTAAGCAGGACGCCTATAATGTTGAGTTGACCCTTACGGAAGTAAAGATCTTTCTCATCTTTGGTGTGCTCAATAGAGTCTATGTTGTCTACGTTAGTACGTAACTCATCTAGCAAGTTAAGCCAACCCTCTTGTCTGAAGAGTTCATTCATCTGTCTAAAGTAGACTTCAAGTTCCTGCTGTGTCATGTGATATTACCTCTTTAAGAGTATCATTTAGTTATGCTGGACATTCTAACATATTTCAGGCAAAAAGTCAAGGTTTTTCTTTACTTTCTTTCTTAGATGTGTTAGCAGCCTTAAGAGCCTTAAGTTCAGACTCTAGTTCAGTTAACCTGTTGACTAAGAGTGTGTAGCTGGAGTTAATTTGTGTAACTACTTGTGCGAGGTCGCGTTGGGATACCATAGTGTTTCCTTTTAGATTGATGGTGAGGGTGGGCTAGGACGGTCTGTAGATTCACGGGATGATAGGGCGGTACGCTCCTTAAGTTCAACCTCACGCTCCTTAAGCATTCCTTCTGCAATACGATACCTGCGCTCAAACTCTTTATCCTCCGCTGTGCCTACCTGAAGGTTAGTTGTTATAGCTTTCATACGTGCTATATCAGTATTCTTAGGTACAGCTAGAGCTTCCTCATGTAGCTTGTGTGCTCTCATCTTAGACTCTTCAGCTTGCGACTCTAAAGCAGCAGTCTGTGAAGCTAGGAAGGCTAGGTCAGCTTGACGTTGCTCCTCTTGTGCTTGCTGCGCCTCAGGCGTAGGTTGAGATGCCTTATCGATTAGACCCATAAGCTCTTCACGGTTGGAGACATTCATGTTGTCAACAATAGATTTAAGCATTACAGGATAGTAAGGTGTATCTTTGCCCATGGTCTGTAAGAGCTGAACCAATTGGCTTACTTCATACTCTCTGGCTACAATACCTAGAGAAGATGTAGCATTAAACTTATAGTCAGCTACTGGGTAAATATCAGGTGCATACTGCATGTAACGATAAGCAGCTTTACGTACTAGAGGTATTAGGAAAGACTCTTGGAAGTTAATTAACGTCCTTTTGTGCCTTTTGATAATAGCGCCTAGTGACATACTTATGCCGGCAGC